CCATTGGTATTGCCACAAACATCGTCAAGACTGAACATTACGGAACGTTCCATCTGATCTCCGGTCGCGAACATAGACCCAATCTCGCCACCGCGGGGACGGCACAGGTCAATTGACGAATGATCAAAAACTGTACTTCCGGCGCCTTGAGAGGTCTGGAAACCGAAAAATGCGTCAGTGTTATGGCTCAGGTCTCCGCTCGATGCGCTGATGCGCAATTCGGGGGCAGGGTAAAGAACAGAGGCGGAGGTGGGCGAGTCGCCCAGTATGAAGGGAACGTACACCGACGTTTGAGGGAAGAAAGCCGTAATGGCCGCCATCGACGGCTCGGAGATCGAAGAGGAAACCCAATTCCCCTGTTGCATGCCCGTCGAATAAGGAGTCCCGCCGGCCCCGTTAATCTCTTCGTCGTCGTACTTGACCATTCCGCGGAAGCCGAAGGGAAGAAGGGACGCATTCGCCAATCCACCATCAACCATGCTTGCAGCCTGGATACGAATGTAGTTAGAGTTGCTAGGGTAGTTACCACGCTGAATGTATCGGCGCTCAACCTCGTTCCACTCGCGGTACATATCACCGACGCGTCGGGCAACATAGTTGGCCGACTCAGGATTGAGATCGCACTGATTCCACTGCTCGATAACCCGGACAACGTTGTCTGAATCGTTTAGCTGTCGTACAACAAGCGAAAAGGTTCCATAATCGTCCCGGTCGTTCCCGGGTCGCTTGATATCCTGAATGGAGATCTTAAGGTTTCGGTTGGTCCAGTCGCCCGGCTCTTCGAGAGCATGAACCGTGAAGAGGTCGACCGGCTCGTCGGTTGGGTCGAGGCGGCAACTAATGATGGGGGGTGTCTGTGCTCCGTTTAGACTACCATTGAAGTCGGAGCCGGCTAGTGAAGAGCCTGTGTTGTAAAGCCTCACAATCGCAGCGGATGTCCCGTTTGTAATGTTGGCATTAAGGTGTCGGTCGAAGGTTTCACCCAAGAAGTAATTAAGCTTTGTTTCACCAGATCCCATGAGGCTCGAATTAGTCATCTGTGGGTTGGTGTTGAATACTTTACGAATGTACCGCGAATCGGTGTCAGTAAAGTTAAAAGTTGTGGTAAGAGTGCTTGTTCCTCTATAGTTACCAATCATGAGCTTGAACTGGTTCGCACTGGAGACATTTTCAATAACCACATCGGCGCCAGAGACGGCCATCCCTGAACCACTGGGTCCAGAAGTGTGGTTGTCGGCGGCCATAAGAGTACCTGTGAGTTCAAAGGTAGTGTCGGCGTTGCCATAGAAGATGGCAGCTAGAGCACCGGTGACCTGGTTATTAGACGCAGAATTAAACACGACAAGACCATAAGCGTTGGCTTCATTCCAGCCGGCTTCACCATCGCTGGCTGCAACGGGTCCGCCGTCGGCGGTGGTCTGTGCTCCAAGGAGACGGATGTACGTTATGGGGGAGCTGTTTCTGAGATATGCCTGGGCCGCGTACATACCATAAGTGGCTGCGGTCTTATCGTTGCCTTTTCTCCATACATCGCCGGCACGTCCGGAGGCGATGCCGCCGGGGGCCGGAGTACCAAAGATCTGTACGAATTCTTCGAAAGAGTTTACGGTAACGGGGCGCAGCGCAGGGCCTTTTTCGGCGCGGCCGATGAGCAGAGGTCCCATTCCTGCTGGCGACGCCGGGATCTGGGAGTTGTCAATCTCGTTGACAAAAACGCCGGGTGATACGAACCTATATTTTTTTACTGACATGTGTTACGGTCTCCTCACAAGTAACTAATTCTTCAAAGTTAAATAGTCTGAAACTATCCTAACAGAACTATTGTTTAAAAAATCCATCTTTAATATTACGGGGTATATCGCCCACGATTGTCCTTTCACGGGAAAATTTAAATTCGACGGGGTTTTGCCTTCGGACAATCTTCGGTTTTTCCTGATTTTCCCCGGCGGACACCAGGTATCCTAAGACCTCTACGGTAATAATGGTCTCATAGTTGCGCTGTGCCATCCCGAGATCGGTTTTATTGGCATTATCACTGAAGCTCCCATCAATGAAGACCTCATAGGCATGCCCCTCATTTTCAATTCGCTTGGGCATCCTTGAGTTGCCAGCAATAGTAAAGAAGGGGGTGATGAGAGTGTTCATCTGCTGCTGGTACTCGGTGCGTAAAGAGATTTCATAAGTAACTTTCACCCATACTGGTAGCGGCATCGTGATAGTTTCATATACAACGCGTTGAGTCGACATGTTTCGTTTATTGGAGTTTTTCATTTTACTTGTGACGTTGCCTTCGGTGCCGTATTTTCGATTAGCATACGCATTTTGAAATTCGGCCGTCTTCTTTTGATTGATGGTGCGTGCTAGAGTGATAGTTCCGCCGGCTGCATCAGGTTGAGGGTAGATATTCGCCCAGGCTGTCCCCCTAAAGTCTGGTTCTTTAACAACCGAAGACCGATTTATAGTAATTAATGGAAGGACAAGTGTTTCTTCTCTGTCTCTCAGATCTTTGTTGTGTTTAATTTGATAGGCGCGCTCTGCGCTCACCCACAAGACCGGGACCTTTTCGAATCCATCATTTCGAGAGACAGAAAGATCAAGATCTTCATTAATAAAGTTAAGCATTGCTCCATCAATGGTTTCCAACGTCGACTCAGCCAATTCGATTTCATGCAAGTGGGACGCAACTTCTTTATTCCCAACATAATCATACTCCTGAGCCTTCTTGTCTTGAATTTGAGCTTGTGTACGTTTACTGCGTGACATGAGCCCTTCCTATCCTACGTAAATGCCGGCGGGAACATTGACCAGCACTTTTTCGGCTGCATCCTGCATAGAGGAGTCAGTAATTGCCAGCTTGTCATAGGTTATTTCATCCAGTATTGCCTTCAATTCATCACGTAGAGAAGATTGTTCGGCGGCGGCCTGGCTTAATAGTTCTGTCCCATTTAAAGTTACGCTTTCGCCGGGAATAGGAACGGTACTAAACTTTCCGCGGATCTGGCCGAGCATCTCCTTAGCTAACGCTAGTCCAAAGCGCCGGATCCACTGCTTTCCAATAGAGTTGATGCTCTCATACGGTAAATTACTAAAAGGTACTGTATTAAGGTTATTGATGCCGGAAACACCATCTGAGCCGCGGCCGGTTTCCTGCCACGGTTCGTATTCTTGATCAATACTAAACTGTATCCAAAAATTCCTGGGACTTGTGGAGTCCGGGTTTGGGAATATCCTTAGCCAGTTGTCTTTAATCTCATAAGAATAGTGAGAAATGCGCGTATATAAGGCATCCTCATAAGCCATGGCCTGTGCCTTATTCTGCCATGTTGGGATTATCTCGAACGTAGAATCATCTGCATACTGTCCGTAAGTCCTCATATTTCCAACAACGGAGAATCCTCCGTAATATCCATAGAATCTCCACATGGCGCGTGGTGTCCTAAAGAACACTTTGCGAATGATTACCCTTTTATCCTTTACTTTTCCATAATAAGGAACTGAAGCACTAAGGGCGGAGGATCCAGAAATTAAAGTCTGTAGATCATAATCTTGGGTGCCGGCGTTTGTCTTGATAGAGGCTGAGTAAATGGGAGTGAGCCCACCGAATCCAGCTTCCGTTGCCAGTCCTTCTGAGATACGACGGACGTACCCATAATTAAACCTAGGATACTTCAATTCAACATTGGATCCGGATAGTGAGTCTCCGGAAATAATCTGTCCGTCCTGATCGAACGATGCAGTTGCTGCTCCAAGGTAGTTCGAAAGAGAGTTTTTGGTTTGATGTAGATTTACCAAATAGGAATACTCTAAGACCGCTTCTTCATAGGCCGCATACACATTCCCTTCAGTCATTTCAATATCGAGGACATCTCCTCCCAGCTTTTTGTAAGTATAGGATACCTGGTCTGCGGCGCCGGATACAAACGCAGTAGATGCGGCATAGATTCCAAACGGTAGCGTTGCGACAACGTTGTCTGTACTGCCCGTGACAGGCAACACGTTAGAGTTTGAAGTAGATGCGGGGTTAAGTTTGGGTATAGCCATTAAAGAGGTCCTCGATTAGTCCATTACTAAATAGAAAGCCCCGCCTCAAAAGAGACGGGGCTTTCATTAATTTAACCTACGTCAGTTATATTATTCGTTCAGAGCCTTAACGACAACTAAGCCATACATATCCGGGCGAACCATCTTCTTGGCGTATCGAGTCATGACTCCCTTACGGGGCACGAAATCTTCAACACCGAAGATCGTAGGTGTGGTCTGCAGCGGCACATAGGGTGCATACACATAACCACTCTCGAGGAAACTACTACCACGACGTCCCACCAAAATGATGTTACGCGGGAAGTAAGGATCGACCATAACGTCGAACTTCTTCGAAAGCGAACCGACCTTAACAGCACCGATGTCACCACGATCGCTATCAGCAGTCACGTTGGCACGGAAGCCAGCAGTGAACTCAAGCAAGTTAGCAACTTCAGGTGAACACACCACAAAGTTAGCAGCACCACGCAGAGTCTTACGGTGAATCAGAGCGGAGACATCGTTGATAGTCTCAACGAGGGTCTCATACCACTCAGACACGTTACCGGTGAACTCAGGCGAAGAGTTGGCAGCGCCAGTCGTACGATTAAGGAAATCGCCGGGGTTGCGAGACCAGAAGCGAACTCCGGCCGTCGAACCCTTAACGAGGTCCTCAAGGATCTCCTGATCAATCTCAAGAGCAATCTGCTCAGAAAGAATCTGAGTCAGCTCAACCTCAGCGTCAAGGTTGTGGTAAGCGTTAAGATCCTGTCCTAACTCTGGGGTCCACTTGGCCTTGAGCTTCTTGGTCATTGCAGTGACAGCCACGGAATCGACCTTGATGTCGATCTCGGGGATGTTATCAGCACCTTCAAGTCCCCACGTGGTAGCCGGCAGAACCGCACCAATTGGGTTACCTGTAGTGTTGCCACCGAAGTTGTCCACGATGGGATACGTCAGCGTTGCAGCATTAAGTGCTGCGCCGACCTGTGCGGCCGAACCAGTACCAACAGCGACGATACGGACGATACCATCAGATGTGGTCGACAGATCAGAGGACTTACTTAATGAAGACAGTCGACGAATAATCTGAATGTCATTGTCAGGGTTGAGCGCTGTGGTCCACTGAGCATCGATGCCAACAAGGTCATCATAGTTGAACTGTGTGGACGAAAGGTCCTGTGTTAAAACAGCAAAGCTAGAGCCCGAAGTAAGATCAGGATCATACTTCAGCATCTGAGCACTGATGTACTGTGCGGTGAGTCCGCCACCGCCGATAGCTGAGGTCCAGCCATTGGAGAGAGCGTTGTCACCAACAGCGCCGCCGCCATCAATGTTACCAGAGATGTCGCAGGCGGGGCTTGTCGCAGCCGATCCCGTTGGAGAAGAGTAGCCGTTGCGTAAGTTATACACACCACCAGCATCTTCGCCATCGTGACCACTTAGATCAACACCACCAGTGATCTGGGCACCGACAACGTCGCCACCATACACTGATTTACCAACCTCGAATCCGAGTCGAGCGGTTGTCGTATCCTCTACAACACCACCATAGGTGAAGTCGAGGAAGAAGATAAGTCCCGAGGGGAGACTCATCGGCTGAACACTAACAAGTTCGTTAGCGATCAAGGAGCCGAATACACGACGGACGAGTGGGAACGCGACGGCTGCAAAGCCCTCAACATCCCCGCCTGCGGCCATGGAACTGGACTCACGGAGAAGCTCTTTTGCCTGATTTTCAAGCAATCGAGCCATACCGTTTTTAGAATCATCGGAACCGAGACCCTCCAGAAGACCGGTCTGTTCCCATTTTGCAATGAGGGCAGAGCCTTCCGAAGAAAGATCACGGTTAACGATGCCTTCTGTTAATTTCTGTACAATAGACATTTATATAACCTCCTTATAATTGTAATAATTGAATGTCATTTATTCAAACCTGCTAAACGCAGCATACGATCCATTTTAGGATCATATGTTGCCTCGTTGTTTTTCTTAGAGTTGAGTAAAAGCGACGTAGGTCTTTGAACCGCTTCACGAAGTGTCTGTGGGCGTATCCGATGATCTTTCGGGGCCCCCACTGCGTTTTGAATTGTTTCAAAAATCATGCTCGCTTCTTCAACAGAATTGGCAGATTGAACAGCTTCGACAATTTGTTCTTTTTGTCGCTCATTCAAGGAGGCGCTATTCAAAGCCTTGTTTTGATAAACAAGCTTGGCGTTCGCCAAGTTCAACTTAGTAAGCTGATTCTTGGCTTCAGTCAAAAGAGAATGTAACTCTTTTGTTGATTCTGTAAGTTTTGAGATCTTAGTCTCATAGAGTGTCACGTCCGATATCACATCAGGTGCCGTGGACTCCTCTTCTAGTTCTTCTTCCTCTTCGTCGAGGAGGGCAGCTTGGGCCGCTGCCATGGCGTCGTTGTTTGCTTGCTCAACACTATTGTCGGCGGAGTTAAGGGACGACCAGCCTTGCGGACGTGGAGTACCATCAAAGGTGATTTTCTCGGACACCAGTTCTTCAATAAGATCACTGATCATCTCTTCGGTAAGATTAAGGTCATCGTCTTGTTCTTCGGACATTGTCGAGGGTCCGGGTCCGGAATCGTCTTCGTTCTCCCGTGCCCCGGCAGCCAACTCAGCCTCGTTTCCTTCTTCGGAGGCGACGGGATCGGAAGGGTCGACTTCTTCCGCGCCGCTCTCTTCCAGAGCAATGTCGTCTGCCAAGGCAGTCGCATCGATCAAGTCGTCAGGCCCCACAACTTCGTCTTCTTCTTCAAGACGCGTCTTAAGCTCATTAAAGTCAATCTCAATAATCTCGTCCTGGGCCGGGGCATCTAGTGCCTCGTCTTGATGTCCGTATGGAACATCTTTGGTAAACTCCATCAAATCAGCGTCGGCGCCTTCGGTGGCAGCGTCCTCTTCTAGACCTAGTCCCAGGTCATCCTGCTCTAAGAGAGTGTCGATGGCGCGTCTTACTTCACCCGAATATTTCTCTAATACGGTATTTTCAGCATTTTTAAGTGCTGCTTCCTTAAGGGCTTTAGCATCTACGATTGCTTCTTCTAATAATGAAGACATAAAATTAACTCCAGATCTGATGACTTATCAGAAATAAATAGTTCGTAAGATAGGGAAATGACTAATAGTTGTGATTTAGGGTCGTTGAAATTAATCGGCTCCACCGCCGAGTCCACCAAGGCGAAGGATCCTAACGGACGAAAAGTAATTATAGAAGCTTGTCCCGGAGGCCACCTTAAAGCTCATGAGAGCCAGTCTCCAGTCGTCCGGGTCGATGGCCATGGTCGGCTCAGAGAATGTCCCCCAGGAGCTCAGGGGGTTGTCGGCAGCCTCGACCCATGCTCGGTCTGTCGAGATTGTGTTCAGCGGAACGGCGCTGGTGTCTGTCGATGTTGAATGAGCGCAGATCGCACTTCCTCCAGTGAGATAGGCGACGATCTCGAAACTTCTTGGAACTGTCGCGACACCACCCGCGTCATTTGTCCCGGCGGCATTGGTTGGATTCCCGCTGACCTGCCAATACCGCGCGCCGTTGGTATAATAGTTCCGATAATAGATCCACTTGCTGACCGACGCAAGGTCTGCCGCGGGGTCATACAAGACAATACCATACCCATCGTGATTGGCAGCGAGAGTGACTGGCTCTGCAGTAAAAGCTTGGACACAGATGACGTCTTGGCTCGTCAGGTTTGGGATACAGTCTGACAGGGCTACCGTGAGGCAGGGGGAGTCTAGTCCCTGGTTCCATGTGTTGGTGCCAGTTGCTGGAGTGACCTTGAGCCCTGAGCCGGCGACCCACTCAAGCGTGCCGATAGCGTCGTCGGTATCTCCCGTGTCATCCTCCTCAGCGGTCCATGTCGCGGCTGACCCATCGCCGGTCTGTGCTCCAAGACTAAACGTCTCGTTGTGAGCGATCGCAGCAGAACTCTGCGTGGTGAAGTCAACGGTGTACTCCACGTACCAGTCTGCGTCTGACTGGAGTTTCCATGTGTCACTTTCTAATACTAATCCCATATTCTTTTCCTAATTCGTAAAAACGATATACCACTCGGTCGAGTCTGGATCTGCCTGTAGTCCCACAGATCCCCCGTTGGCTTGAATCTTTAAACTGGTGGCCCCGTCAATTGTATCGCTACCATTTGGTTCTACCACCACATTGTTGGTTGATGCGCTAAGTCCAATATCTTTAATATTGACCCACCTCCCTTCCATACCGGAAGCTAATGCCGGCAAAGAGGCAGTTACAACCGCAGAACTTGTATCAACTCTATAGCAGGGAATCCCCGGGCTGGCAACATTAAAGTCAGATGTCTGCGTGGCGGACTGTGAAAAATGAATGGCGGTATATATATCAACTGTTGACGCGCTAATGTATGTGGAACTAGAAATGCTCGACACTGCTAGTTCCTCAAGTCCGTCGTTCCATGTAAATTTGGAATCCCCATCAAAAGAGCCACCGCTGTTAAACTGAACTTGAGTGTCGTCGCCTCCGGGGGAGGCTCCACCGCCAGAACCGGTCACGCCTTGCAACATAGAACCATCGCCGTAGAAAGCCGAGGCAGAGACATTGGCGGATGAAGATAAAACTCCCCCATCTAATGTTACGCTTCCGGAGGTTTGTATACTCCCAAAATATGCGGGACCGGAGCCGGACACCGTTGTGGCGTCAGCAATCGGTCCGGTAGCAGTAATACCTGCGCTGTTGAGATCCAGACCACCCCAGAGCTGTACTGAATTGTTGTAAACGAACAGGTTGTTGCCGATATAAGCATCTCCCGATGCAGAAAGTGCCATGCCATAGAAAGCTGAGGCAGACATGTCTGACGAGGCTGAGACAGAACCAGATATCGTTAAAGTATGATCCGGTGATGATGTGCCAATGCCGACGCGGGAGCCGCTAACCACCAAAACGTCATTACCGTCCGTCTGAAGACTTATATAATCGTTGTCCCAATCAATTTTGGTGTCCGTGTCATAGAAATAGGCAATATCATCGGTGGTCATCGCACCTGATAATTCTGCATCTCCTTTTCTAAATTTATATGCCATGTCTTAAATAGAGCCTCAGATACAAAAAGGGTGCACCCTTAAAGTTTTTATACTCGACTATTAAGCCTTCAACACAATCTTAGTAGATGTACCAGTTCAGGGAACCCGAACCAACTAGCTGCATAGAAGCACCCGCCGTTTCCAACACTACCGGATCATTAATACCATCAATCAAGTTGGTAGACCCACTAGGCCGGATTGTAACATCGTTTGTCATGCTTGGGTGACGTTTAAACCACATGGAATCACCGTTCTCAAGGCTTGGCAAATCAACCACAACAGCTGAGGAACCGCTTACAATATAGTGACTGTGGACGTGATAGATACCAGACCCTCCAGCTACATCAAGGTTCACACTTGCAGTTAATGTCTTCTGACCTCCGAAGTCAACGCCGGCGTTAAGACTAAGAGCACCAGCAAGTGTTGCACCAGCACCAACACTTAGAGCGCCAGAACCAGAGATTGTGGTTGCACCAGCAATCGAACCAGCATTGGTGATTCCACCAGCTTGCAGGTTGAGAGCACCAGCCAACGTTGCGCCGGCACCAACACTTAGAGCGCCAGAACCAGAGATTGTGGTTGCACCAGCAATCGAACCAGCATTGGTGATTCCACCAGCTTGCAGGTTGAGAGCACCAGCCAACGTTGCGCCGGCACCGACACTTAGAACGCCAGAACCAGAAACCGTACCGTCAACCTCGAGGTTGACTGCGAATTCGGCGCCTTCATAGTTGATATAACAGATGTCATCGTCTTCTGCATCCGTCAGCATGAACATCCCGTCACCGAGTTGGCCGCTACCACTGGCAGAAGAAGAAACGAACAGACTTAGATAGCCGTCGTTGTCTTCGCGGTCTTCGGCCCACTGGAGGTTGTCAACGGAGGTGTTTAGCGCACCGGACGAGCCGGCGAACAGAATGCCGCCTTCATCTAGATCTGACAAAGTCAAACCAGCAGCTGAGACATCGTTGAGACCAGCGACGTCCTTGGATGCATCCAAGACGACAGCCTTGGAAGCAGCGGCAGTACCGTTAGTAATACCATCAAGCTTCTCCATATCGGCTTCGTTCAAGTCGGCAGAACCGATGATGAACGAGGTGCCTGCAGTGATAGCGGCAGTAGAAGTCACTGCGCCTGTGTAGCCAACAGTAAAGCCGGCGTTGCCGGCACTAATGCCGCCGCCGAAGCTACCTGTACCTGTTGAGGCACTCACTGACGTTGCAGACAGTTTACCTGTGCCCGGGTTAATTGCAACCGTGGAGTGAACTCGAACAGTTTCTCCAGATTCACCAGCTGCGGTATCAACGAAAAGCGGATAGAAATCCGAATTGGTAGATGTACCAGTTGTTGTAACGTCAGTAGCGGCAATCCCCGTCATTCTGGATGCGTTACCTTCAAAGAATGCGCCAGAAACTACTGTACTAGCGCTGAGAACAGAAACATAACCTACTGCAAAGTTTGCAGCGCTCGTGCCGAGATCGTTGGATCCGGCGGCGAGGAGATCATATCCTGAGTCAAGTTTAATTGATCCTGAAAGGTTTGCTGTCCCTTTCTGAAATTTATATGCCATTTTTTTAAATCCTCCTATAGATTAATGACAAAACGGGTGATGTAATAATAAGTTATGTTCGCGAACACTCATCGGAGGAGTAGTAAATAAATATAGTTATCCACAATCGTTTTCTATTACCATATAGGTCCCTCGAACTTTAAAGTCCAAAATAAAACAAATACTAGTAAATAAACCAATTCGACCCATTACAATATAATAGTATAGATCCATAGGGAGAACTAATGGCCACGTTATCGTCGCCATCTATTGTCTGTGTCGAGGCACCACTTATAGCGATTACACTTGTAGCTGTGGCGTTGCCGCTCTCGTCTTTAACAACAACAACCTGTCCGTCATTAAAGGCGGCTGCATTAAACTCAATAGAAAGTGGTACCGATGTTATGCCTATAATATAGTCAGTAGCAGACGCAGTATAGTGGGTAGAGATGGCAGTTCTTTTGTGAGTAATGCCGCCTGATAGATAGGATTGGCGAGACACCGACAGTACAGAGGAAGAGACCGTTGTTATTTCAGCTAACGATCCTGTATAAGAGCCCGTCAGTGTTGTCCCGTTGAAAGTAAGGTTGGAGGACGCGGCAAGGTCGCCGCTTAAATTATACTGAACCTGAGTAGTCGCGCCTCCTGGTGTAACCGAGGTTGCTGCAGCTGACGTTAAGACCAGATTGTTGCTAGCGTCAAGTCCTAAATAGCTTCCTGTGCCTGCCAAGGAACCTGATGTTGGTCCCAAGTTTATCAAAGACGCTGACAGCACATTTAACTGTCCTAAAGATCCTGTGAAGGATCCTGTTAGCGCTGTACCATCAAACGTAAGATTAGAAGACCCCGCAAATGAGCCGCCACTATTATACTGAATCTGTGTAGTAGAGCCCCCGGGGGAGCCTACAATACCATCAAGCTGCGAGCCATCACCATAAAATATACTGGCCGATATTGTAGAGGAAGCAGTAATGTCACCGGAAACACTATATGTACCCGTAAAGTTAAGAGCATCGCTAGCAGTCAAGTAGGTAAGGCTCGTATTGCCAGCAAACGTGCCTGCTCCTGCGCCGAACTGAACTGATCCTGTTGTTCCCTGTGCGGCCTCTGCCGTCGAGCTAATTGTTAAATCACCTCCTGCGCCAGCATCAGTAAGTGTAATCCCCGATCCGGCCGCAAGAACACGTTCGTTAGGGAGCCTCCTTTCGGGATTCACTGTTACATAAGAGGCCGCGGCCGGAGGGTAGGGGGCTGCGCGTGGCTCGGGGGATTCGGCAGGAGAATCGTCTCGAGAGACTTCGCCCGGTCGATCGACCGAAGGCATCACCCGGAAGACGCCTTCTCGGGCCCTAACACACTCAGCACTTATTTGAAACTTGTGTTCTACTTGTCCAAAGTAATAGCGAGTATCATTATATGTTTTTACAATCTCATAAAAAATATCGCCATATTGGATAAAGTCACCAACGCGGACATACAAGTTCTGATCTTCTGTTAATCTCCTACGATGAAAGTTAACTGTTAGTTTACTTAGATATTCATAACCATAGCGATCATTTGTTTGCTCGTTTTCAACAACCACATATGCATGAACTCGCACAGGTGGGAGAGCAATTTTCTCTACCGCTTCGCCATATGTTTCATTAAAATTAGAATCTTCAATGCTTATTGGGTAATAAGCAATGGTCTGTCCGACGACGCGTTCGGCAAGTTCATCATTAACTTGCTTAACAAGGTCGCGTTCTTTCTTCCCCAGAAACATGGGGGGAGGAGGAGCCGCGGGTTGGTTCCATTTGTTCTTTGGATCAGACACTCAGTCGCCCTCCGTGGCATAGGATCTCCTCCTTATCCCACCAAGGCTCCGGCTGATCCAGACCAATTAGTTCCAGAGGGAGAAACAGCACTATTGTCAATGTATTCAGAATCAATACCGGTTAGGCCGGCCATCACCGATACTCCGTCGTTCCCTTTTAGAAAAAGCTGTGTGGCCTTGACTTCAAGTCGTGGTGAAATTGTCGAGGCGGGGATTTCAAAAAAATTAGATTCGCTTGCTTCCATACCGTTTGCAGAAAATGAGGCGGAGACTGCGGAGCCGGCTCCATTACTTATCACTACCCACTGTGTTACTCTGGGGAAATCCAATTGAACCGTTTGGGCTGCTGTGTCAACGTTCCCCGTTACATAGGGTACTCCTGAAACCTGATATGCGCCGACTGCGCCTAAACCTGGCTTATAACTATAGTTTCCTTGTGCCATCTTTTATTCCTCTCCGTTTACTAAATAGACCACTGTAATTTGTTTCATCTTCTGTTTTTTCTATTCTGAAGCTTTTTTTCTTCTCGACGTGCTCTCGCGCTCTTGAGCTTCCGTTTCACTGCTGGTCTAATATAGTAATCGGTGCGCGCGCGATACTGTTCTACTATCTTATCTTTTTTGCATTTTTTAATAAATCTTCGGATCAGGCGCTCGCCCGACTCGCCCCTTCTTAGCTCCACTCTCACGTTTGTCGACACACTACACCTACTTTCCTTCTTTTACGCCACCCATATGAGCAGTCCAATTTCGGCCGACGGTGCCCAATAGACCACTTATGTCGACTCCGCGGTCGGTGGGCTCTACACCGGACATAGGCGCAGCTTGCTGTGTCATGGATGATTCACCCATTGCCGGAGTGGTACCTTCGAATAGGTTAGCCCCGTTAAATGAATCTCCACCAATAGCTGCCATTAATTTACTTTTATGATCTTGTAGTTTTGTTTTGGATTGCTCGCTAAAGGCATTGCGCTGTAGACGCTGGACGTCGGCACTTACTTTAGGGACGATCGTCGCAGGAGCTTCGGTTCGGATGACCTTCATGCCCTGAACCACTTCGGTTATTATCCCCGATAAGACCCCATCTTCAAATATGGCCTCTTTTATACATTCTTTAATAAGGGGCTTTAAAATATTCTTTAACTCAGATTTTTTCATTCTCTATTTACTCAAACTTTCTAACTCTTCTCGTATAACCTTTTTAAGGATCTCACGGATCGCCGGGGAACCGGCGGCTTGTCGGTCCGCGACCTCTTTGTCGAGGTCAATACTTGATTGGTCTACTGCAAATACGGCGGTGCCGACTTTCAGTTGAATCTGGGGATCTCCCTGCGCGTCCTTAGTATCTAGAGCCTTTACGACGGTCGCTTTCTTCTTCTTCCCTTTTGCGTCAGTATATACAACAGGGTCGCCGGAGCTGAGTGAGGCGATGAGGTTGGCGCTGTCGGCTGCTCCTTGCTCGGTGCCGGATTCTGCGCCTGGCATCTCTTGGGGGGCCTTTTCCCAAGCTGTCACAATGTTGTTCAGACGTGTTGCTACTGCTTTGGTTGCAGCTAATGCTTTCTTAAAATTGGGATCTGTCAGCAGCTCTAGCTTCTTGGCATCTTTGATCATGTCGGCCGACATAATACTAAACTTGCGAGCATGCTGCTTCATTAGTCCCAGCTTTTCCTGATTTGGGGCATCAGCTGTGCGCGCGGCGCCGGCGGCCTCCATTTCGCCGGCGGCAGTGTCGGCGCCTAGTCCGCGGGCAGCTTTAGCGCCGAGACCAGACATGGCGCCGGCGGCGCGGGAAGCTAGTCCAGAACCTTTTCCGATCATTCGATCCAGCCAACCTTCGTTAATTGCTTTCTCGATTTCTTCTTTGATGATCTCCTCTAGATCATTTTGAGGTATAAGCATCTTGTTTCTCCAATATTTCATTCATTAGGCTGAGAATCTTATTTGTCTTCTCAACTTTCTTGTTCATAAGTTTATTTTCTTGCAACGCCATAAAAGCATTCGGCGTCGAGGGTTCTGACACAATATCAAAGCAGATCAGCTGGAAGTCATCTTCTACAATCGTTTTGCCCTGATGTTCTCTTACAGACCCCATGCCTCTCGATGAGATCCCTGTTTTCACTCCGGACTCCACCAGGGCTTTGAGGATTTGACCAGAGGGAGTACCAAGTACTTTAATCTTGCCCATAACTGATGGTCCATCCATCCATACCTCTGTTACCATATGAGATACATTAACCAGATTAATAATAGAAGAGTCAGGATGATCTAGTTCTCCTAACGCACGGTGATCATCTACAAGAGCCTTGTACTTTTTAACTTCTCGCTCCATAATGGAGTGAGGATACACGCGTCCATTACCATTTTGACAATCTGCTTCCTGCAGCTTACCAGACAGCATCATTCCGCCTTCGCTAACGAAACGCTTCTCGGCTTCCGTCAGTAGATCCTGACAGACGCCGCCTTCGCATAGTTCATAGTATTCTCGTAGAAGTTGGGGCATTGTTTATCTTTTGAAGCCGCCGCGTTGGTGCATTTCCCTGTCCCAGTTGGCTTTGGCGCGCTGGCCGCGCTCTTCATGATCAGCGGCGTACGGATCACCGTCGCCGTCGCCCGTCCAGATCTTCACTGGTTCGGATGCCTTTTGAGCTTTGTCGAGAGCGCGGAGAAGAGCTGCGGTCTGTTGGTACTGCTTCGAACTTTCTGCTCTCTTCCCGGCGTCATACAATCGCCTTTGTAGGCGGTTGATGGGCTTACGGAGGTTGTGAATTTGGTCTAGACTGAGTTCTGCTCCCGAGTCTAAGATTTCTTTTGTCTTGTTGATCAGAGACTCCGGATCAAGATCCCCTTCCCCTTCCTCAAGCGGCGCGCCCATATTCACGGCGCGGCGATGTCGATGGGCTTCTCGGTCCTCCTGTCCGCGGCTCTGTTTTACTGCTCCGCTATCTATCAGCTCCTTCTTCAGCGCATGAAGTTCGGCGCGCTCGGCCTCATCGGCTTTTTGCAGCGCATTGTTGATCTGAACAACGATGGTGGGTCCGGTTTCTGGAGTGATCGAGTGTGGGTGGCCCGGAGGGAGCGCCATCAGCTCTTTGACTCGGTCGATCAGCGTCTGCGGAAGACGAAGATTAATTGGTCCACCAAATGCCGCGTTGATCTCGGCGCCCGACTCCTCAAGCGCCGAACCATCATCATTACGATTCACCGTCTCATTCCAACCGCTTCGAGGGCGATGCTCTGGGCCCGGGCGGGGTGGATTGTAGTTTGAGTTTGATGAATGTTTCTGGACATCCTCGTAGGGTACGGGGCGTTCACTAAACCATTGCTCTGTGCCAGTGCCGATTCTCACGCCTATTTTCATCATGCCGGGTTGGGTGGGAGATCTTTGGGCGGCAAAGGGTGTCCCGTGTTTAACAAATACGTCGCCGTGCTGATCTACTAGTCCGCCGGGTCCGGCGATCCAATGAGTGACCGGAGCTTGTCTCTCTTCCTCTAGAGCTTCGCCCGTGTTTATATCACGATTGACTGTCTCGTGCAAGAAGTATCTCGGATCTATTCTTTTTACATTTTTTCTGCGTGCCATAATATTATTCCTTTAAAGTAGTCAACTGCCGGAGCAGCATCGTCGAACTGGTTGGATCATCCATTTTTTCATGATTGCTCACCTCCTTTATGGATCACTCGGATCCCGTAGTCCTCGACCAGCATACTCAAAAAGTATGAGGTTCCGGCACTAATGCAACCGCACATGAACGCTGTCATGGGCTGACTACTAAAACTAAATAGTTCTGTGTATGGACTAATGCCCCACAGAAATACCCCAACCCAGAATCCCATGCATAAGTGACAATGGAATAAACGACCAAAGCCGCCCCAGGATTCGCACTTTGGGCGTATCTTATTAAAGATATGTCCGTGTATAATAATGAATGTCATGCCGTATGCGGCAAGTATAAAGTGTAGTAGTTCCATTATCTTTATCTTTTCATTTCAATTGAGGAGGCATCTGAATTTTTATATTCAGTGTTGTTGTTAATCCAGTCTACCAAATGCTTGGTCAGATCAGGAATCTCCATATCGTTGCCCTGGAGGGCTTCGTTAACAAGCCTTTTGATCTCATCAAAAATGCCCGACTCATTGTAGTATTTTGCTTCATATTCATTGGAGATCAGATCGAGTGTTTCGTCGTCAATACAAAAAATTTTTAAAAGTGCTCGAATCTCTTTCTTGCCTGTATCAATCTTTTTGGCGCTAGAGCGTTGAAGTAAGCTGCTAATTAGCCCTGCCGTTGCCCCAACAAGACCGGCGATGCCTACTGAGAGACCACCAGTCGCCGGCGCAAAAATGGCACCCGCGCCAACCAGAACAGCGGTAACCGTTTCAAGACCTTCAAGCTTTTCCTTAAGGGGACTATTAAGTTGTTTTTCAAGCTTATCAATCTCCTTTGCTCTCTGTTCGTCGTCTTGTATAGTGCCGAGCAGACCTAAAGCAATTTGTGATAATTTCATACTATTAGTAGGGCAATCTGAATACTCCTGCTCAAGCACGCGACCATATGAGCGCCAGTTCTCCATAATGAGTTTCATGTCGCTCATGGTCTAATACCGGTTCCGTAATGGATAATAGTAGTAGCCAGGGCGCATGGAGCCCTTCTGTCCGGACTGGGGTACTTCACCCAGTTCTGTGGAATCCCGATCATCGGGATGCGTGTACATGTCTTCAAGTTCTTTTTCGTAATTATCCGCGATCTTTTCGTGGGAGGCCTCTGTTTGTATGAATTCGCTAATTACATACACCGCAGCTTGTATAGGATTAACTTCTTTACTCTCATATACAATCCCCTCTAAAGATCTAAAAATATTACCTCCTTGTATGGAAGCGCGATTGAGGATTCCTTTGTCGGCCAACAATTCTAATAATCTATTCTGATATTCATAAACATCTTCAGTGGCACTATCTTTCGGGAACGTTACTATCTTCATGCCGTCTGGTACAACTGCTATATCGATCTTTCTATGATCCATAATTAATAAAGAGCCGTCGAGCGCCTTGCGCGCGTTCAGTTCTACTGTAGCCTGTGGCCCGCCGATCTTTATTTTAATCATCTGCTGACAGCTCCTGTACTAATTCTTGGGTTTTTAGTACCTTAATTAGATCTGTGTCACTAAACTCCCTTTTTCTAAAGCCATCTAGATATTCAGTAATGCCTACTATGTTTTGTTTCATATATTCGTCTTGAGTATCTTCAAGAGATTCAACAAGCGTAGATTTAAGGCGCCCTAGTTCGCGGTTTAAATATAACCGCATTTCAAAGCCTTCATCAGCAAAGCTTGCTATATAATTGTTCAGCAAGTCTTTTTGTTCTTGCAGCAAGGTTTCATACTTACCATTAAATTTATTGATAAAAGTTCTATAGGTTAGAGTATCCACTGGTTTGAGCGCACCGCCCGAGGAAGTTTCCCTCTTTTCACTCATCGTATCTATGGCTGATTGCTCAAATAACACGCGGCCTTTAAGAGAGGCTTTCTTATTAAAAATAGCATCTATAGAAGCTAGAAATTTAAAATTTGGTATAAAATTAGACCACACCTGTTGTCCTAGTCCCTTGTTAACTTGGGCTATAAGTTGAGATTGAGCATCAAAGATCTTTTTCTCATTTAAAGAAGCATGGGCTATCTTAGATTCTTGTAAAATTCTCTCCGCTAAATTCTTTTTTATATTGTTCGTGTCAAGAATTGATTTATAAATTTGTAGTTCTTGAGCGAGGATATTATTTCCAGAAAAATATTCCTTAAAAATAGAAACAATCTGACTTTTTTTTGCGTCATCTTTGTTTAAAATAGTTTTAGTTAATTCACGCGACAAGGTTTCATAAATAAACGCTGTGTTTCTCTTTTTATTGTGTTTCATCTTTGTCAGCCTCTTTTTTTTCCATTACTTCAACGAGTCGCCGGACTCGTGTGGTGTTCTCCATTAAAGATCTTTCGTTTTTATTATAAATAGATGGAGTATTCTCTTCGAGTCCTACTAGTGATGTAAAATCTATCATTTCTAAAGATCCTGGGGTCCGGACGCGGTCGCTACGAAGAGCTGGTGCCTCCGGGAGGGCTGTGTTTTTTATCTCCCTGCGGTGAGGACCGGTAGAATACGTCCGTCGCTTATCCGATCGTCCATCCTTTCGAGTATAGGTGCGGCTCTTGGAATAATGACTCGTGTGGTTATCTTCTTCAAGGTCCTCTCTTCGACCAGGAGTAGCTAATAGTGCTGAGTCGTCTCCTGTCTCTTCCGCGGCACCTTCACCTCCTAGATCTTCGCCCCCTAAGTCACCGCCGAGGTCTCCGCCTAAGTCACCGCCGAGGTCTCCGCCTAAGTCACCGCCGGCAAGGGCGTCTTCGGCGCCCTGTTCTGTAACCGCCTCCAAAGACTGCTGCCACTTCCTATCATAGAACGACTCTCGTTGATTACGTAAGAATTCGTCATCAGATAGTCCCAGTATGTTATTTGCCACCCATCGTTTACTGTATGTGCCCTCTGGAATAGCATTTGCAACATCGAACTTAGTGCGCATGTATTCGAGCTGCTGAAGTTCTGCCAATTTCGAAGGGTTATTGAGAGACAAAGTAAAGCTTATTAAGTCTTCTCCGCGGAAACCTAAAGTGTATAAGTGTACCACAGCGATTTTTTCTAGCTCCGATACAAAAGGTCGCTGCAGACGTTGGATAGTTCGCGCGAAACGAATGTCTTTCTGAGCTAGCGTCGTTTTGTCTTCAGTGTCACCTTCTAGGTTTGTAAGATAAGACTGAGGTATTTTGATCGCTGAAAACAGCTTGTCGCGCAAGTACTTTACGTCATCAATATCATTAAGGCTCGAGGCGCCCGCTAAAGACTTAATGTCAGATCCTTGTCCGCCGCGCATGGGGATGAAATAATCTTCTTCAAGTGACAGCGGATTGTAGCGAAGGTCGACGCGGCCAGTGGTGGCATCGACCAGGGAGTTTCTCTTCATTTCACTCTTGACCTTCTCCATATATTGTGGCACGTCTTGCGGAGGGATGTTGCCAACGTCGATCTGGAAGATACGTCGTTCCGGTGCACGGACGACGCGGTAAGCAATCATCGCGTCCTCTAGTAAAACAAGCTGGCGCCAGATGCGTCGAGCTGGGTCGAGGACTGATGTGCCGTATGGGGAGTAGCGGTCGTTGCCCAAAATGCGGAAGTGTGCAACCTGCCAATTCTCAAAGGTAACGCCGCCGCCATTCCACTGATACTGTACATAATTCGGGTTTGATGGGTCTGTCCCTTCGAGGCGTTCCACCTCATTATTTGGTAGTCCTATAACTGAGGTCACTCCAAGTTTCTCATCGATGTCCATATACAAGAACAGGTCTCCATATTTACACATTGAGCGGGCCCAGCCGAAAGCATTAAACTCAATGTTTAATGCGTCGTAGAACAGTGTTTCAATAATTGTTTTAATTTCTAGATTGCGACAGTCGATGCTCACGAGCTTGTCATAATCATTACATGTTGTCATCTCGTCAGCATAAATATCAATAGCCGAGGCGATCTCGGGCATGTATTCCATCTGCTCAAAATCAATATAGCGCTCCGCGCGGTTTTGATTTCGGAATGCAGCTGACGTAAAAAGATTATAGTTCTGCGACATGTTATTGTCGGAGCGTTTGAACTCTTGTCCGCTTAAAGACCGGAAGCGATATCGATATTTATCAAGCTCGCCGCGCTTTTCCTGCCGAGCAACCTGCGCTCGATAGTTTACAATAGGTCCCGAAAGTAATCGGGTCAGCCTTTTGAATAGTGGTGATCCTGGGTTTCTTGGATTATTATCATTTCTTGCCATTGTTCTCTATCCCTTTATCAAAGCAAAGTATTGCTCGTTAAATATCATACCCTCTTGGGAGCGCCGGTTTTCTTTGGTCATTTTATGTCCTGTCATACCATTGATGGTAGTAGAAATTGCAGTTGTAGATGTAGAGATTGCTGACAAGCAGCTCTTGCTATATTCTATATTTTTTTGATTTTCTACAATCACCGTGTCTCTCACCCAACATCCAATAGCAAATGACATTACCAAATCATCGTTATAACTTCGCATCGCTTCGGGCCGGCCATTGCGCCAAATAAATGTTTTCATTTCTGAAAGCAAACGATTAGAGTTAATTGTAATTAGTTTGTTTCTCATAAACTCTTCCGTCTTAGCCACGATAAGGGGACGGGTTTTTGAAGAAGTAGTAAAGCCCGCTATCACGTTAGACTGCCATGTAGCCGAAACGGGATCCACATACTGGTGATCTCCCTTGGCCGAATGATATAGGTTAGGATACTCTTTATCAATCAGTTTTTTAAGTACTGCGTATCCTATATTATTATTTTCTATGACCAACATAGGATTACCGTATTCGCCGGCGACGTTATACAATATATCCGCAAAGTCATCGGGCGTTGGCTTGCCCACATACTCGCCAACTTGTACGAGGTCTTCAAGCTGAATTATATGGAAGGCACTGTTGTCTTTACCATCGCCGCGAGCGACGTCGGCAACGATTAGATAGGGCTTAGTTTCATCGTACTGTTCCCATATCCAATAATTCCTATCGAATCCAGTTCTATATTTAGGTGCTTTAATTCTTTCTAAATACCAGTGTAGATCGTCTGAATGGATAACAGTCTCACCGGATACATTAAAGTTACACTCAAGCTCTTGAGCTATCTGTCGCTTGGACATATTTTTGGTTTCTTTGTCGAACCATTTTTTATCTCGATCTGGGTGTACTTCCCACATCAAGGTTGTCATGTAGAAATCATTTGTGCCGTTCTCGGATTCAACGCAATTCTGATGGAACCAGTTGCCAACGCCATTGGGAGTAGAAAGGGCTATGCATCGTCCACCAGTAGAAAGAGTGGGATACAGTGCGGTCCACAGCTCGTCGAGCTTTTCAACGTGAGCAGCCTCATCAATTACCAACAACGATAAAGCTTCCGATCGTCCTGCATCTCCCGATGTGGAGGAGCCTTTAATCTGCGAGCCGTTCTTTAGTTCAAAAGAGGTGCGATTATCAATCTCAATATCACTAATCCTCATCCAATCGGGCAAGTTCTTGATTATTGCTTTGACTTTTTTAACTAAGTTTGTGGCTGTCTGAAGTTTTGTTGCCACGACAAGAATGTTTTTATCCCGATGGAAAAGCATAAGCCACGCAATATATGCTGCTGTGATTGTTGAGATGCCGAGCTGGCGAGCTTTAAGGATAATATTAAAGCGATAGTCTCGAAAATCTTTTAAAAGTGTTTCCTGATAATCGTATGCTTTAAATGGAATAAGTCCCTTTTGAGGGTGAGAGATGCGACAGTAATTGACAGTGAAGTAAACCGGGTCTTTGCCGGCCTTAATTACTTCTTTTAATATTTCTTGCTTGTTTAAAGCAACCATTTATCAAACCTTTACATTAGAAGGCTTCTTGGCTTTGTCTCTCCCTAACGAAAGAAAGTCTTTGACTGCTTTGTCTAGGCGGTCGTCATCGGAACCCTTATTTACCTCAACAACATCAGTTAAGCCACCGATACGATAATCACAATGTGCCTGGCAATCTGTACGATAATTAGAAATTCTCTGTACTAAAATGTGATGCTCACCTTCTATGGTTAAAGTTAGTGTGTTGCCTGTGATGGCTTTATATTCTTTCTTCAGGAATTTAACAATCTCTTTAAGGTGCCCTATAATCTCGTTCTCAAAATTATTATTTTTCACATCTTTAATGCGAGCTTCTGCTTGATATTTAATGCGGAGAAGGGGTCCGTGGAAGGTGACATTGAAACCATCCATGACGCGCCTATCATTAATGTAGTGTCCATCCTCGCGCGACAGCCCGGCATCGCGGGCCTTGCCGTCGGCCTGAAGGTTTTCTTCATGGGCTCCGTCCCAGCCAGCGTTGGCGGCTGCTTGATTAATTCCTTGAATGATTTCGTATACTGTTGCCATATTATTCTTCCTTATTGGGTCGCCAGCCGGTGGCCCATCTTGATTCTCTTCCGTCAACGTATTGTATATAGCAGCCGAAGCAGGCTTCGAACTTATTCATATACAAATCATCCCGCGGATGAAAAGAATATTTATCACAAACCGGACATGTCCTGTTATGATCTCTATTAAGTAGTTTTTTGTTTATTAAAAATCCGTCTTGTTCTACTTTGTCTTGGGATTCAGCCAGTTTCGCGAACTTCCGTCTTTCTTCGGAGGATTGTTGAATATACTCTTTTTCTTTTTCTTGGTCCCAAAATCTACGTGGATTGTTAATAGCCTCGGCGCCGTATTTCTGTGATATAGCTTTTTCAAGTCTTGCTATATATTCTTGATCTGGCTTCTTCATCGAACTATTTCAGTAGAAAGAGCAAATATCCCCAACGAAGCAAGCGTACCAATTCCAAACCCGAGAGCAACCATGAATGGATCTTTTCCGGGCTTTTGTTTGATGATTAAATCAGTTAGCCGATCGTTCTCAACACTCTTCAAAATCATCATGGACTCATACTTATCTTTCCAGGAAGCAATTTCAATATCTTTATAGTCAAGTTGTAGTTGAAATCTTTCTTCTTGTATGTGGAGTTCGTATCCAATGCGCAGGTCACACTCGGCATCTTCAAACTTCTTCTCAGTTATGATCTTTGCCGCAGCATCCAGAGACAATAGGACCCCATCAAAGGGGGCGACGGTTCCAGCTTCAATGGGAAGCACCACGTAATCCGGAAACTCCGTCTCTGGCTCTTCTGCGGCAACTGTGGCCGGCGCCCCGACGAGGAAAACAACCAGGTAAATTGCTAGTATTTTTTTAACCATTTTTTAATCCAAAGGCTTCTGCTATTTCTTTCGCAAGCCTCTCAGGATCATTATATCCTTCATCTACCAGTCTTTT